TGAGGACGGATGTACAACCTGTAACACTACAGGTGCATGGTCAGGGTTTCAACGTGGTTTCCAAACCACCCCCCTGGATGCAAGGGGACCCGATTTTGAATTTGGTTTGGGGGTGCTCCCAACTACTCCTGAACCTGTGCTACCTCGACTTTAACGTCGCACTTTTTAACGCGGCCGGTCGACGAGTCCCGCGATCCTCCAATCATGGTACCACAAGGGACACCAAATTGATGGAAGGCTTCATGGAGTTGAAACAACCTGTTGTTTTCAACACAAGGAGTAATTTCCTCAATCCATGGATTGGTAGCACATTCGCTCAAGGGGAGCTTAGGCTCCTTCCTTGGCAACCTCCTCCGGCTTACCTTCCAAATCCTTTGTAAAGGAACAATGTAATTGTTAAGGAAGGTCGGCTGGCACCTGGAGGGGGGTTCACACGTGGCAACGACACGCCGTGTTGCACAACGAAGGTTCATGAAGCCTTCGGTTTTGGACGATGGTTTTAACCTAACTACCGGGCCTGGCTTACGCCGGCAAAGGTGGGCGAGCTTTAATTGCTTGTCGGTTGCCCAAACCTTAAGTCCCTTTTCAGGAGGTTTAACTCCTAAACCACCAAGCTTTTGGTGAATGAAAAGGTTGACTTGTCCAAAACATGTTACCCATTGGAGGAAGGACCTGTTCATCAGTGTCCACATTCCAAAAGCGTAGCCGGGATCAAGGGCTCGCTGTAAGGCGTCGCTCAACCTTGAGCTGAAGTCATCAGCAAAATCATCCGCCTTGTGATCCACAATGTAGGACCTGGGTAACACTTGTGCAGGGTTGAAAAAGCCAACTTGTGTAAAACAAGTGGCGTTGTCCTTAACCTGACAAAGGAACAACATTGAATTTACGGTCAAAAAGTCCTTACTAAAGTAGGACTTACCAATTGACAACGTAAATCCAAATTTTTCAACCTCACCTTGCCAAATCCTGTAAAATTGTTCATTAGCTTTGAACAAAATGTCATCACCATTGATGAGTACAGGAAGGGACTTCCAGTCCTTAAAATTCAGCTTTCCAAAGTACTTCAGCCAAGCTGCTGAGTACGCGCTGAAATTGGCAAGGCACAACACGGGGAATGACAGTGGGGATCCCATGAGTTGACCATTTGTTTGTTCAACTTGGGAATCATCATGGGATTTGTAATGAAGTACTTGTTCGTACAACATTTCCCTCATGACAACTTTCATTTCGTCATCAAAACCTGAAATGCTCAGGTAAGCCTCAAAAATGGCTTTCGTTTGCGAAATGTCAAGGTTGTCAGTAGCAGCGGAGTAATCCCCGCTGACCCACTTGTCAAATTCCTTAGGGGACATGGCATCGACCCACTTGAGGTGATCCTCGGAAAGTGGTTCGCCAGTCAATGAAAATTGCTGGAATTGCCGTAAATGGTCATGTAGGTTCCTTTGGCCAATCATGCCAATCCAGGATCCTAAACCATGTCCCGCCGTGATTGGGCGTGCTTTCAAAGGTTCAACGATCATTTCCACCCGGGTCAACTTCCGGTCAGTGGAGTTCAGGTAATGATCGCGGGCTTCCTGTGGACTAAGGTCCATTGAACCTTCGACAAATGCCTTGGAAATGGGATCAACACCGATCACTCCGTCCTTTGCAATGGAACGGATTTCAGCCAGCTTGCCGCCATCCTGTCGGGTTGAGCGGTAGGAAGCCGAAATGGATGGGGCTTTTGGGAATTCAACTTTCGTTGACACACCCTTAAGCACCTCCTTACAAACGTTGCTCGTAAAGGCAAGGTTTGATGAGGTACCTTGGTAAGGCTTAGTTAAAGCTTTTTTGTGCTTTTCAAAAGCCTCACTGATGAATTCCTCATTGATCGGTGCACATCCGCGTTTTACACCTTGTAACAGTCCCCAAAAAAACCTAGTGTTTTTGGATGAATGACTGACAAAAAGGTTGCGGATCCATTTCCGACAAGGACCCTTAAATGCCAAACTCCTGCATTCGTCAGGATTAGGTACATCAGGTAATTCCTGTTTCCAGTACCTGGCAAAAGGGTAGCAGGTCACAGCTTTTGCCTTTTTGACAAAGCTTTCAGGTGACCAGCTGTTAGCTGTTGCCACACAGCTAAGTTGGGATTCCAAGGGCAGTTGCGCAAAGTTAGGGAAGCTTTCAAACACCTGTAGTAACAGGCTAAGCCCAAACTGGGCAGCTTCACGCCTAACTAAACTGACCTTGTCACCAGCCTCCACCAGGAGTTGTTTCCTCACGGCAGCCTTTTGCTGCTGGAGTAAGGAAATTACTCGGTTCAACCTTTGAACCCTCCTGTTGTGAGGCACCCCCGGACCGCCCAGGGTGTAGGCGGACACAACCAAATTCAGGAGGTAAACCGCTTTGAAACGGGTTACCTCCGGTTTGCGTGTTGCATCCAAACATGTTTTTGGAAGGAACATG